ATGTTCGTCTAATGTGATGCCAACAACATCAGGTCTATGTCTAAGAATTAATGCTATGTATTTGCTTAAATTATTTTGCTCTTTATTCGTCATAATATTGTCTCCATTCTCCAATAAGCCCAAAACACTCTTTTTTAAATTTTTCTAATACATCTATCAAAGCTTCTATTTCGTAAGAATCTTTGAATATTATCTCAATTGTTTTAGGTTTAGATATATCAATATTATAATCATAAGGCAATGGCTTCATAGAACAATTAAAACTGACATTCAAACCTTTATGTGACAATTCTATTCGATTAACATCTTCTTTGTTTCCAACAACTTTCAAAAGATTTCACCTCCAAAAATCCGCAAGAAATGTGCGTTTATTGTGATAGTTTTTCTTTCTCCAATAATCTAGCCACTCTACTCATAATCATCTGTCTTTTATGATTATCAAAATCATTTTCCTCACCAGTAAAGTTATAATCAGGCAGCCAGCCTCTTGCAATTTCACGAACAGCTTCCGCTAACTCTGTATATGTCATATTGTCAATTTTATCTCTTTGAATGTCATAGTCATCCATATCATATTCTCTGACGGTATATTCTCTCATAATATTTCCTTTCTAAATTCCACATGAAACGAAGTTTTACTGTGGTTTCTGTTCTTTGTCTATAAAATATGTATTTCCATATTCATTGACTTTCTCTGTCAAATTCATTCTTGCGTAATCAAGAACGTCCGATGCGAAATTTGCCATACATGAATAACATAGATAATGTTTAGTTTTTCCTACACTCATTTCTACTAACCCAACTTCTATTCTTCCGCAAATCTCACATGACTTATTTCTAATACATTGACTCATATAATACCTCTTCTAATTTACCAAATTCCATTTACTGTCTTATCAATAGCTTCTCTCATTACACCACCTGTCATTTTATTCATTGTATCTGCAACAAGACCTTTAAATTCTGCTCTTATTCGTCTATTATGACGAGTACATGGTTTTGAACAATAATTATTTCTTCTACATTTTTCACAGTTGCCATTCAATTTCCACTGTTCATTTTCCTGAATCTGTTCCATAATATTTGTATACTCCTTTCAAAGTTATATATTCTGACTAATATTCCTCTGCTATATCATCATATTCTTTTGAAAGATATCCAACTAAATCCTTATAAATATCTAACTGATGTTCATGTAAATAATTACATAGTTCAATATCTGTATTGAAAAACTTTTCAACCGCAGTTGAATTAGCCCATCTGTCAAAAGCACTTTCAGTTGAAACTCTAAGCATCCATCTATTTTTTGTTCCGCTATGAGGCTCTACTATCATAAAAATAACTGTGCCTGTTCTTACTTCTAAATGACCTTCGTATTCATAAATCTCGTAATCCTGACCATTGTTTATTTTGTCATTCTCAAACCA